CTTATAAATGAACAACGCAGTAAGCTGAAGGAAGACCAGTTTTATATTGATGTCGCTCGTAATCTTCTACAGGATAGTGGTATTAAGACAAAGATTGTAAAACAATACTTGCCAATTATGAACAAATTGGTAAACACATATCTATCCTCTATGGATTTCTTTGTCAACTTTAATATTGACGAAAACTTTCAAGAAACTATTAAGTCACGTTTTCGTGATGAGTTTTCTTATGCATCATTCTCTGAAGGTGAGAAGATGCGTATCGACTTGGCACTACTCTTTACATGGAGAGCTGTTGCAAAGATGAAGAACTCAACCAATACTAATCTACTCATTCTTGATGAAATCTTTGACAGTTCTTTGGATGGAGCTGGAACAGATGACTTCTTAAAGATTCTAAACACATTCCACGATCAGAATGTATTTGTGATTTCTCATAAACAGGATATGTTGTTTGATAAATTTAGAAGTATTATTCAGTTTAAGAAAGAAAAGAACTTCAGTCATTTGGTGGTATGATGGGAAAACGTAGTGAATTTGAAAGAAAACCAAGAGACTTCTATCCAACTCCATATGCAGCTGTAGAACCTCTTGTTGAACATCTACCAGAGTGGTTTACATTTATAGAACCATGTGCTGGTGATGGTAGACTTATAGAACATCTAGAAAAGAATGGTGGAAAATGCACACACGCATATGACATTGAACCGCAAAGTGAAAGAGTTATGATGTATGATGCTTTGTTATTAGAACAAATAGAAACACCATATATTATAACAAACCCGCCTTGGGATAGAAAAATACTTCATCCTATGATTGAAAAGTTTTCTGATATGGCTCCAACTTGGTTGTTGTTTGATTCTGATTGGATGCATACAAAACAATCAATTCCCTACTTGACAAAGTTAAAAAAAGTTGTTAGTATAGGAAGAATTAAGTGGATTGAAGGTAGTAGTAGTGTTGGTAAAGATAACTGTTGTTGGTATCTATTTTACAATTCTAAACAAGTTAAACCAATAGAGTTTTGGGGAAGAACATGATATATAAATTAATTGAAGCAGACAGTCCATCACTGATGGTAAAACTACCAGAAACGACTGTTGAAGAAATAAAAGAAAAACATGACTTGACAACACAAGAATTATATGATAATCTAAAAGGCACTATGGCTGCGATGCGTGGTATTGGGTTGTCTGCGAATCAGTGTGGATTGCCTATTCGTGCATTTGTCATGTATACAGATTTGAAAGATGGTAACATTGAGATGTATATCAATCCCAAAATCATTTGGGAATCTGAAGAAACTGAGTTCTTTATGGAAGGGTGTCTAACCTATCCATACCTTTTCCTAAACCTAAAACGCTCAAAGATGATTGAGTTTGAATACATGGATATGGAAGGAAATCAACAAAAAGGTAAGTTTTCTGGGCTTACTGCTCGTATCTTCCAACATGAGTATGACCATATGGAAGGAAAGAACTTCACAATGTATGCGTCAAAACTCAAGTTAGATATGGCAAAAAAGAAAGCTGCAAAAAAGTTGAAAAAAGTTGTAAAAACATCTTGACTTTGTTCTCAAAACAGGGTATTATGAATATACAAACTGAGAAAACAAACGGAGATTTATATTATGGCACATGAACTTGAAATCGTAAACGGTAACGCACAAATGGCATACGTTGGTGAATTACCATGGCACGGACTTGGTACTAAGGTAGAACAGGATTTGACTCCTGCTCAATTCCAAGAAGTTGCTGGACTGAATTGGGAAGTCACAAAAGAAAAACTGATGACACCAAATGGAACAATCGTTCCAAACAAAGAGGCACTTGTTCGTTCCTCTGATGGTGCAATCCTTGATGTTGTTGGAACTGGTTGGAATCCAGTGCAAAACTCAGAGGCATTTGAATTCTTCCATGACTATGTTATGGCTGGTGACATGGAAATGCACACTGCTGGTTCACTCAAGAATGGACAGATGGTTTGGGCACTTGCAAAAACCAAAGAATCTTTTGAACTGTTCAACGGTGATGTAACAGATAACTACTTCTTGTTTACTAACCCACACCAGTTTGGTAAGTCAATCAATATTCGTATGACACCAATTCGTGTTGTATGTAACAATACTCTTACATTGTCTCTTTCACAAGAAACTGACAAGATGGTTACAGTAAACCATCGTAAGGCATTTGACCCAGATATGGTTAAAGAACAGATGGGTATTGCTCGTGAAAAAATGGAACAATACAAATCAATGGCTGCGTTCTTGGGTTCAAAACGCTACACTGCCGATAACGTAATCCAATACTTCAATGAGGTGTTTGGTGCTCCTGCAAAAGAAAAAGTGGACAATGTTATTCCTTTCACTTCTCGTAATGCAAAGACTGCCTTTGAGAACTTGGATACACAACCTGGCGCTAACTTTGCTCAAGGTTCATGGTGGACTGCATTTAACTCAGTCACACACATGACTGACCACTTGCAAGGTCGTGAGAACGACTCTCGCTTGCAGTCTGCATGGTATGGACGTAACCGTAAGGTAAAATTAAATGCACTAGATAAGGCTATTGAATACGCTGAGGCGGCATAAGTCTTATATATAATATAGGGTGCAGTTCGTAAGTCGCCCTGTTCGACACAAATATGCTTACTCTGTGTCGCAAATCACGGTTTTGGTAGTTTCCGCCCAAAAAACTACCACTTTATAAATAAACGTGATATGCCGTAATGGGTATCACACTGTAACTTGCTTTTTAAAGGAGAAACAAAATGGTAAATACAGCTCTTACAGACCCTTTTGACAGGGTTAAAACTTACTCTATCGGATTCGATAGAATGTTTGACAGACTACTTGATGATAGTCTTGTTACAACAACAAACTACCCCCCTTATAATATCGTAAAAATTGATGACACCAATTATGCAATTCAGATTGCAGTTGCTGGATTCGGTAAAGACGATATTGAGATTGAAACAAAAGAGAATACTCTTTCAATCAAGTCTAAAGAAAAGGGTGATGTTGTTGATGAAACAACTTATCTGCACAAGGGCATTTCAAATCGTGCCTTCAAGAGAACTTTCACTATCTCTGATGATGTGGTAGTTAAAGGTGCAACTTTTGAAAATGGGTTGTTGAACGTAGAACTTGAAAGAATCATTCCAGAGGAAAAGAAGCCTCGCCTGATTAAAATCAAGTAATTTTGTAAGAGCGCCTCTTGACAGAGGCGCTCTTTTATGTTATAGTATGTGTAATTGAATTGAGGATTTGTAATGAAATATTTTAAGAACAAAGAAGAACCTGTAGTAGTTGACAAAATTGACTACAAATATTCAGAGGATAGAATCCTCAAAGAGTTGCAAGAGTATATTGATAAAACTTACTCTGCACACTATTCCCACAATAGATTTCAAGCAACAGAATTCATCATGGACTCGGGCCATGGAGAAGGTTTCTGTATCGGTAACATTTTAAAGTATAGTCAACGATACGGAAAAAAGGACGGCAAGAACAGAAATGACTTGCTAAAAGTGATCCATTATGGTATAATGGCACTTCATAATCACGATACAACGGAGAATAATTGATATGAAACTTAGTAATGATACCAGAGAAGTTCTAAAGAACTTTTCTACCATTAACCAGAATCTACTGGTAAAAAATGGAACTGTGATTGGAACAATGTCAGCGATGAAAAACATCGTTGCAAAAGCTACTGTTCCAGATACTTTCAATAATGAATTTGCAATCTATGACTTGAATGAATTCCTGTCTGCAATGTCTCTATTCAAAGATCCAACTCTTGCATTTGATGAAAAGAGTGTTCTATTTAATGAAGAGGGTGGAGGCAGTAAACTAACTTATATGTTTAGTGATCCTTCTATCGTGACAGCTCCCAAGACAGAAATAACTATGCCTTCTGTTGATGTAGAGTTTACCTTTACACAAGACACCTTCAATCAGATTCTAAAAGCATCTGCTGTTCTTAGTGTGCCTGATGTGGTTCTAACTGGAACTGCTGGTGGTAGTATTGAGCTTACTGTTACTGATCGTAAGAACGATACTTCTAATGACTTCAGTATCACAGTCGGTGAAAACTCACCAACTGATTTCACATATTTCTTTA